TTTTAATTTCATCTCAAAATCCAAATCTAAACATCTTTTTTCTAAAGCGTCATAGCATTTTACCTACTGGCTCATTTTCTTCTTTTTGTACTACTGATAGTCCACCCTCTTTTGAATGTCTATTATCTGCTAATGAAAATCTAACATCTGGTGTTAAATTATCTTCTCTCGTAATCTTTCTTTCGTTCATTTTTATGAACTCCTTTTTGTTTAAACGTCTATTGTCTTTTTACCAATTTGCTTATATTTTACTTTTTCAAGTATTAATACTACTTTATTTAATGCAGCTGTAATATTTTTTGCTTCATTACTCTCTAAACCTTCATCATATTCACCGTGTGATAAGTCAAATGATATACTTTCCTCAATTAATTCAGCATGTTCTAGAAGTTCAAGAATTGCATCTTTAATAGTGGTTCCTTCTCTAAGTAACTCTTCTTTAATTAGTTTCTTTAATTCACTTTTCATCATATTCAATTATAATTTTATTTTTAAAGTCAATTGCATCAACAAAATATCCCAAGTCAGGAATTTTATATTCTCCACCATTTTCTGCATGTTGTAGTTTTCAATTATTTTTTTCATTTAATTGATCAAAAATTAAGCAAGCTGATGGATTATAGTTAGGCATCATTTGACCTTTTTGTTCTTCAATTCTATTAATGGCGGTTAATCTTTGTTTCTTTTTAGTGCTATTTGTATGTTTTAAGCCTACATGCGATTCAGACATTCTTTTTCTACATTCATCTGAAAATGGGGCTCTCTTTTTTCCTGTTTTAGCAAGAGATATTTTTTTGTTATGCTCCTCTGAATATATTCTGCCTTTGTTAGCTTTACTGAGTTTCCGTTTTGTTTCTTCAGAGCATTTTGTTCCCTTGCGTGATTCACTTATTTTTCTGTTATGCTCTTTTGAATAGACTCTACCCTTATAAGAGCATGATTTACACTTACTATTTAAGCGTTTAGCAGTAGTTAAATCTCCTCTATACTTGTAGTGTTGAACACAATCGCATTCAGGACAATTTTTAACTCACATTAAAAAAGTTATAGTTGAAAGTATCTGTTGAGTATTAATCCAATTTCCTCATGAAGAGCTTGAAGTCTAACAGATGAGTTCTTAACTTCAGCATATGTTTTAATAAAATCAGCACCTTTTTTCTGTAATTCTTGCTCGTTCTTTTTAATTGTTACTTTATCAAACCAATCATCATCTTCCATGACCATATGATTTTTTGATTCTTTTAAAATTCCGCCCATTAAGTCACCAATATCGCCAAACTTTTCATATATTCCTTCAAGCATTTCATCAATATGTCTATATGCTTTGGCTATATTTTGAGCACCTTCTAGAGTTCCAGATTGTCTTTCGGTTTCTTTTGAATGATATTCAGCAGCTGAATCTTCCATCTCACCTTCAAATATGCTTACGATTTCGTTTATACTTATTTTCTTATCTTTCATTTTTTAATAATTTCTTCCCTTTATGTGTATACATACATTTTATATATATATCATCCTAGTACCTGTTTTTGGTTTAAAGTTTTTCTTAACCATAACTGTTATAATAATTAAATCAACAATCCCAAATTCTTTTGATTGAAGCTTACAGATTAAATTTAAGTCACTTATCTTATCATGAATTAATATATCATCTCCTATATCTAATTTATTAAAAACTAAATATTTCGTTATCTTATCAATTGCTTTCTGTGCTGTCTTAATTATATCTTCATCAGTAATTGTTATATTAGCATGTCTATCTTGTCTATCATCAGCGTGTTGAGTTTTATCAATTTTTATTCTTATTTCAATTTTTTCTTTGAAATTACTTATTACATTTTCAGCAAATGCTTTCTTTTTAATAATATTTAATAAATTCATTTTTTAAATTAAAAAATTAACCCTTTGGTGTATGTTCATATCAACTTGCATGAAATGATATAAAATTATCTGCTGCAAGAGATGTCATTCTTCTTATATATGTTGTATTTCTTGCAAGAATGATTTCGCTCTCTCTAGTTGTACCTCCTCCTAATTTATTACTTCCTCAACTTGCTTGTGAAATTAAACTTCCGCTATCTGTAATTAGCGGATCCATAAGTAATGTACAGTCACTTGTATTTATACTATTTCTATTATTATTAATTGGAGTAACACCTGATCCACCAGAGATCCCGCTTCCACTTTCTCAAAACTCAATAGTAACACCTTTAGTACTTGAAATATTATATAAAAGATGACATTCCTTTTCTGAATCTGGTGTTGTAAGTGCCATTGACATTGTTGCAGCACTACCAAGTTCAATATAGTTTTCTATATAATAATGTGAACCTCCATGAATTTCGTGATGGTAATATTCAATAGTCTCCATTGCATGAGTACTGCTATCGAGTCTCATCGCTCTAGTTTCAGTATCACTTATTTTACCATTAATTGTACTTATATATGTCATTTGTTAGTTTTTCCTTCTTATCTTATGAATCATTCATCTACACCATTAGATTTAAGCGTTATTGCATCTCCATCACCAGAAATAACAATTGATGAAGAGTTATTTGCTTTTTGACTTCCTGACGCATTGACTGTGACATTGTATAACGATGCACTAAATGAAACATCTCCCACATTACAAGTTCATCCTGCTGGTACATCTGAAGCATCAAATAGTTGAACCGAGCAACTATTAGCTGAAGTATCAACATCAACATAATAATCTGTAGTTAACAAATCATAAGTATCAGATACTTCAGTATTGGCAAATTGATTATTTCACTCTCAACTACCAGACTTAGAAGTTAAATCGCTTGCAGCTGATTCCCAGCTACCAGACTTAGAAGTTAAATCGCTTGCAGCTGATTCCCAGCTACCAGACTTAGAATTAACATCTGTTATTATTAATTCCCAGGAGCCTGATTTACTTGTTAAATCTGCCGCTGCATCAGTTCATGATCCTGATTTTGATGTCAAATCAGAAGCAGTATCATCTCAACTACCTGATTTTCCTATTAAATTTGTTGCATTAATAGCACTATTATCTCAACTTTGAGATGTAGCTAATACCTTGGTTGTTATGCTATCTATTTGCGTACCCGTATGGGTTGACTTATATTGTGCCATTTATTTTTTATTCCTATGGTTCTACTACATTAATATCTTCACTATCAACTGTTAAACATTTCTCTAAATCAGACATATATAAGGTGTCGTATCCAACTGGTACAAGTTCAATTATCATTTTATTTAATGATATTAATCCGATTCCTAAGCTTAGTGTCATTTTTAGTTTAAGAATTTTCCCTTAAAAATGTTCCAGCACTAACTATCTTCTTCGGTGAAATTTTATTAGGCGTATTTGTGCTAGTATATACAGTATGTATTCATTCAACAAGATATCTTTTGCTATTTGACATTCTTAATAATAGATTACTTAATAGTTTAACTTCTTGAGAATCTGTTATTTCTTGATAAGCCATTTTTTATGATAATTCAACAAGTGTCATATTTGGCTCAAATTCTATTGTGTCCGTATCTGTAGCTATTCCAATTATTTGAACGTTTGCTCCAGTTGCTCCAGGAGCTGAACCCGAAATTGAGCCAGATGCTGAGCTAGATTCTATGTATAAGAAAGCTCCAGTTGTAAAACTAAAGCTACCTGTTTTTGCATATCCTCTTCTTAAAAACTTACCTGTTGCATCTGTAGCAATATTTTCTACTGCTAAATATAGAGCAGGAAGTTTTAACGAACTAGATGCATTTGCAAGTGAAGCACTTCCATTTGTATCAATATAGCACAAGTCTCCAAACTCTATTGTTTCCCCTGCTGCTTTATTAATTACTGTACCACAATAACCTCCGTCTGGAAGTAAACTGTCAGTGTATTCTATGCTTCCTGTTTTAGAGGTTATATCATTTGTTACATCTTCTCAAGATCCTGATTTTGATGTCAAATCAGAAGCAGTATCATCTCAACTACCTGATGTAGCTAGTAATTTAGTTATAGTTGCGTCTAATTGTATACCAGTATGTGTCGAAGTATATTCAGCCATAATTTATTTTTTAATTTTCCTTTTTGTTCTTAATCTACTTTAAATGCACAAATAATACCAGATGTTAAATCAATATTTGTAAAATCACCATATATTACTATTCCTGCAGGTACTCCAATTCCGCTTAATTCTGTAGCAGCCAAGTCGTGACTTGACCCTTCTTCATTATTTTCATCAATCAGTTTTGAGAATATTGTATCATTTATTATTTGTATTGCAAAATAGTTTCCAGTCACTTCAGCGTCTCCTGAAACAATATATTTTGTACTACAATTTGAACTCATTGACATATTAAGCATTTCCGCTGTTGTTCTCATCTCTTCTCTTCCGGTCATTCTTGTTATTGACATAGTTTATTTAACTTTTCCTACCTTACTATCAGATCTACCATCTCCTTTAAACACTATTCCTTTTTCATCAATTCAATACTCTACTTCTTCATTTTTTTTAGAAATATAAAGTGGATATCCATTATCGTCATAATCATCAAATGATAATGTATTATCACCGGTAATTTTTTTTAACTGATTAGTAAATTTTGAAGGATTTTCTTCCCCTCAGTTTATTATTTCTGCAATTATTTTTTTTACTATTTTACCTAATTTCATTGTTTTTAATTTTCCTTGTTTATTTTTCTCCGTTTTGTATTCATTCACTTCAAACATTAATTGCATTTTCTAAAGAATGTCTATAGAAAACAACAGATCTTGATAAGAATGCTTCGTTTAAATTATTAATTCTACCACCTTTATAATCCTTTAAGTCTCTTAAATATTCTGATGTATATTTAGTATGACTTTTCTTAAAGAAAAACTTTACAAATTCAGAATATCCATTTTCGTTAGCTTCACGTTTAAATGTATTAATCGAAATTTTAAGCTCTGAGTCAATAGTCTCAATTGAAGTATTATTAAATCCAATTTTTTCAATTCCAACAAAAAAATCTCTCATTGCTTTAGCTTTTATTGTTATAAAGTCATTGAAATTATTTGGTGATCAATTTACAGCTTCATTTTTAATATTATCAAGTATATTATAATAATCTCTTCTTGATGAATATTCTTTTGTTATTGCACTATTTTCGTCAACTTTTGTTAATAGAGTCGCATGTGCTGCATTATTACGCTTATCAAGATCATCTATCTTGTCAATAATCTTTTTACTTCCTGAACTATATTTTAGTCATAAGCTTATAGCTGCAATTAGAAATGTGCCAAGTGTACCAATTAGGTATCAAGTATTTTTATCAAATATTAAATTTGTTATTAATTCTGGTATGCTACTAATCATTTGCATGGTTTATTTCTTTTAAATTTCCTTATTTTTATATTAATTTTAATATATTAACTATAGTATTGTTTATTTCTTTTAACTTGTCATCATTAGCATTTGAATGATCAACACCTTCATTAACTTTTTCATCCATAAATGCACCATAAGTTGAAGGATTGCTTACAAAGTCTCAGCAAATGATTTCAAAATCATCTTGCACTTCAACTGAGCCTGCAGATTCTTTAACAGAACCTAAACCTCTTGAAGATATACCTAATCTTATATTACTTTTGAAAAGCTCTTTTAATATGTTACCTGCTGGAGTACTTAATACTTCAATCTTAGCTCATACTTCATTATTATCTCACCACAAGTCAAGTATTTGATGTGAAGTATTTTTCAATTCAACAACTGATGTATCTGGATGATCAAGTTCACCTAAAGCTCTTCTCTCTTTAATGAAAGTTCCTTTATACTTGTCTACTTCTCTTAAGAGAACGTCTTTCGGGTATTTTCTTCCATTTTGATTTTCAGTATCAGCTTCTTGAACTTTGCCTTTAACGATTAGTCTACCACTATTTTTTTCTAGCGATTCATTAATTTGTTCTGGTGCAATGTCGAAGGGGATAGTATCTATTAATAATTTTTTATTTTCCATTATAATTGTTTCTCTTTCTATTTTACTATACATCAATCAAGATGTCTATGAATCATATTTTCTTTTCCAACAAAGCTTCCGTCTGATAAATACAAAGAAGCACCACTTTGAGTCATAATATGATTTCTAAGAACATATTTTACTTTATCATATTTTAGTTTTAAACTTCCTACTATTGCTCTACCTCAGCCATAGCATATCTTACTTCCAGTACATACATTCTTTTCGCTTATGCCGAGCTCTTTTAGAAGATGAATTTCTTCCCTAATTAATTTCTTTAGTTCAGTTCTTTTCATTATAGTTTAATTTTTTTACTTAGCTTTAGTATACTTCTTTTCTAATTTAGCGTCGCCAAGTATATGATCATTAAATATTTTTTCAGCTTTAACTTTATCATTCTTTCCTTTAGATGAACCGAATATATAGTCTAGAAAAGTATCACCACGAATCACTTGCATAGTTTTATAAAAATCAAACTGGACTTCTTCATTTATCTTTCCATCTTTTCCACTCTCTGAGTTTGAATTTCAATTCTTATCTATATATGAAAATAGCTTTTTCTTTTTTTCATCGCTGATGTTTTCAATATTTTCAATATCAATACCAAATTTCTTACATGCAGTTTTAAAGAATGTTTGATATTCTTCTTTTGCTTCTCTAATTATTTTTCTAATTGTACTTTTTTTAATTTTCATTTAATTTTTTCTTTACATCCATGTAGTTCTTTTTTTATAAAGATCAAAGTATATTGAAGCTATCTCCATACGTATAATTTTTTTCAACTTAGCTCAATCCTGCTCATTAATTTCTTCCTTAACAAGCAACGGATCATAATATCTTTTTTCTTTTTTCTTTTTTTTCATGTCTTTTCTCAACACGGGATTTTTCTTTTTAAATGCTCCAGGAGTATTAAACTCTTCACTACCTGCAGCGGTACCTGTAGTAGTTATCTCGATTTGTAATATTGCGTCTTTAATGATATCTTTTAATTCTTTTCTTGTCATAAAATTATTTAATATTTTCCAGTTTGTCAACTAGCTCATATAGATATAGCAGAGCGGTGAATTGTTTATCTTTTACGACGCGACCTTTCTTTAAGCTACTTAGTTGTCTATTTAATTCAGAAAGTTTTATTTTGGTTACTTCGTCATCTATTTTAGAAGAAGAGACTATACCCTTAATTTTTTTATTTATTCTAGTTACTTCTTTATTAACATATTCTCTTAATACATCTACATTAGAAAAATTATTGATATAAATTTTTAATAAACTTTTTTGAGCATAGTTCATATCACCATACTTACTATTAAATTTTTCTATCAATAGCTTATACGTTAACAATTGAATGTCTTTATCCTGTTTCTTGTATTTCTCTAATATTTTATTATCATTCTTCATCTTATTAATAAGAGAGCTTTTCTTTACATTATCATTCATAATAAATTCAATAATATTGTATCGAGATTGCACCATATCTATCGGACTATAACTTATGGACTCATTAATTTCCTGCTTTACAGTTCCTTCAAATAGTTTATATGTTGATGCTAAAACTTTATAGCTATCGATTGGCATTTTAAAAAACTGATCAATATCAAAGCGTTTTTTAATTTCGTTTATTAAAGAATACTTGCTTTTTTTGAGAATACGTTCATTAAGCTTACTCCTGTTACCTAGCACTTCATCAATATAATAATTTATTTGATTTTCTGTTTTCTTTGCTAGGTCATCTCCACCTTTAAGTATTAGGTTATACAATTGAAGCTCTTCACTTAGTATTGAATTTTTCGCAAAATATTTCTTAAATATCGACAGCGCTGCAGACTTTTGATTTTGCATTACATCCATAGTTATTTGTCTTGTTAGAAGCTCACAAATTAACCCTGTATTTTTAAACTTAGAATGTTTAATTTTTTTCATTTTTCTCTCTCTTATATTGTTATGTATTATATATATAAATACTAATTTTTTTAATAAATTATTTGTTTATTATTTGTCTTATTGATAAAGAATAAGTCTATTTTTTCTAAAGAAAGTGGACTATTTCCTTTATATTTATGTCTAGTCGCTGCTGTATTAAGTCCCATTCTTTCATCTTTACTAAATAGCTCATCTGCTATTGAATCTTTCTTTTTCAAATAGTCAGCAGGATTTTTATTTTCATCCTTGTCATTGTCTTGATCCTCATTTGAGTCATTATTATCTTGATGTTGACTTGGATAAGCTCCAAATTCATCTTCATCTCCAACTTCCTCTTTTACAGGATCTTCTCCGTCATTTTCAATTGTATATAATCTATATTTTCTTTTCTTATCCATAACGAGTTTCTTGCGATTCTCTTTAACTTCATCTTCTGAAAGTCCTAATATTTTTTCATATATATAATCTTCACAAAGCATATCAATATCTTTAAGAGATGCTACTAAACTAGCTCTTCTATCTCATATTTCAATCTTTTCTTCTTCATATACAAGTGACGGGCTAGTTAATTCTAAATCAAAGTCAACAAGTGCATCATCTGTATACCCCTGACAGTATAGATGAATAGTAGCTATTTTATATAATTCCGAGATAGTAATTTTTTGTATTCTCTCAATTGTACGAGCAAATCTTAAGTCCATCGCTGCAAGAGTTGCTTTACCTTCAATATCTTCTTCATAGTTTAAAAATGCTTTTGGTATCTTTAATCCAGCCATCATCTTATTCCTAATATATTCAATATCATCAATTGTATCAAATGTAGTTCCATTTAAAGTTTCAATTGAGGTTCCGGTATCACCGCCTCTAACTGGTAAAAAGAAATCTTCAAGCATATTTTGAAGATTAAATTTCAAATTATATTCACCAGTTGTTGGATCGATATATGGTGCCTTCTTCATCTTATTAATAACTTCATTCATATATGTATCAATATCTTTTGGAGGTATATTACCAATGTCGATTTTGAAGACTCTCTTTTCAGGTGCTCTCATAATTCTATGAACCATCATTGCGTCTTCCATAAGACTTAATTGCTTCCAAGGTTTTCTAGCTCCTTCAATCATACTTCGTCCATATGGAAAATAATTTGAATCAGTAAACATTCTAAAATGAGCAACTTGGAAATTCATTAATTTATCACGAGTATTACCTAATAATGTAAAATAATAATCTTTAGGATTGAGAGGATCTTCACCTTCAACTCTCTGAATATCATATACAGAAACTGGTATAACGTTAACTACACCATATTCATCTTGTATATCTAATTGTAAGAAGGTGTCTCCATACTTACACATATTTCTTATTCAAGATCAAAGGTTAAACTCTATGTTTAAAATATCATAGAAAAGATTATTTAATATTTCTTTAATGTCGTTATTATCACTTTTGATGACTAGAAGATCTCCAGTCTCGTTTTCTGTAGTGGAATTATGAGTGTATAGTTTTCCTCCATCATTTGTTTCAATAGCATAAATATGAGTTTTTCCTGCATTTACTAAATCATATGCATCTTCAATATCAACTCTTTCAATCGATACTAATTGATGATTATTCGAATTGGCAAACTCTGAAAACGTTCTATAACCATTCTTATTAATTAAATAGTTAATATCTTTAGCAGTAACACATAGACTATTTGCAATTTTAGTTAAGTTTCTTTTTGGATTTTTATTATTAGCAATTAAATTATTTATCTCTTTTCTAATAATAGGCAATGTTAAACTACTCTTTTTTAGGTTGTCTTCAATATTAATATGGTTTCAGCATCGTAGGCTGTTAATATTAAACTTATTTCTAATTATTTTATTAATCTTATGTAATGTTTCAGTTAAAATATTATATTTTTTTTCTAACTCCTCACATCTCATACCGCTTTTAACATCAGATATGTATTGATTAATATCAACATCTTCTATTCTATTTTTATCAGATATTCACCTTCCGTTTTTGTCACCTGCAACTTTATGCCCGTTTTTATACATACCATTTTCACTTCCTGGATGACTATATATTTTTCGCAGCTCTTCATTTGTAAGAGAGGATCTAATATCTTTCATTGTTTTTGATCTTCTAAGACATCTTTTATCATACTCTTCTTTTGACAAATTCTTTCAGCTTTCTTTTACTTTCCTGCTTATTATTTTCTTCATTCGTGCAGCTTCTTTAGGATTAGCTCATAGTTGTTGATTAAAATTATGATGTAATAATAAGTGCTCATCATTTTCTAATCAAGTTAGATGCTCCGGAGAATTATTTAATTTATTAAATGATGCATGATGAACTGCACATTTATTATGTTCTATTGCTTCTCTTTGTTGTATTAATTCATCATTATTTCTTGCTACTATTCTATGAACAAATTCAAATTTATTATTATTTTTAATTTGTTTATATCCATTTAAGGGTCCTTTAGTATTAGAAATTCTCGTTGGCAATACTTTAAGTTTTTCTCCAATTTCCAAATCAGATGTTTTAATTAGATTTCCTTCAGCTGTAACTCAAATATGTTTATCAGTTGCTTTAATTTTTGTTCCATCGTCTAATGTTAATAAGTACATTTGCTTTAAGCCATTATTTGCAACTCGCTCACACTGTACTGGTATAAAGCTTTTTTTATTAGAATCTAATCCATAAATTCAAAAATTAGTATAATTCTCATCATGTAACTCTTTAATTGTTTTTTTACTACCATCTAACAAAGGAATTATAGTTTCTCCACCTAGACATTCATCTGCATAAATATCCAAAGCACTATTCAAGATTGGATCTTTTTCCATAGCCTCATAATCTTTAAATAATTCCTTTCTTTGAAACTGGAATAATCCACCTTGAGTTTGATCAATTAAATATCTTTGATAAAATCTTTTGTAATTATCCTTTTTTAAAGCCTGCTGGAATCTTTTTCCATCGGTATCTATTACTTTAAGACCTTTACCATCATTAACGTGTCTAACTATTGCATCTGAAGAAAATAATCTCTTTAATCCTCGTACAAAAGCCTTATCACCTCTCACTTTTTCTGCCATTTATTGCTTCCTTAATCTATGTTTTTTTAAATTTGTATTTTATTTATCTTATTAATAAATATAGCTAACTATAAAAATTCTTTCAAATCAATTTCCACACCAGTATAGCCAGTCTGCTGTATTCATGGATTATCTTTTGTATCTCCACCAGTATTTGTTCCTGAAAATATGTCTGTTTTATTGGTTGCATTTAGTGAATATTTAGTTACAGATATTCCTTCTTCAACAAGTTTAATTGCTGTGTCTCTTACTCATAATCCAATAGCAAAAGACATAACTAAATCATCATTATATCCACTACGTGCTTCAGCTTTTCCTGAGGTTTTTCATACGAAAACTGTTAATTCATCAATTAAGCGTTTTGAATGAATTCTGATAACTTCATTCTTATCTTCACAAACTCTAGTAAGCTTTTCTATTATCAAAGGTCTTGTTCTAGATGATGTTGTAAAGCCAGGTACTATAGATTTCTTTTTTCCCTTACCTTCAATTTCATATGCTTCTTTAAAATCTTTAGTCTTATCAACAACCTTAAAATCCTTTGCTGTATAATAAATGCTTGGATATTCTCTATCAATAATTACTTGAATTACTGCTCAACCAATACTAGCATTCTCTACTACTAACATGGCACCATTATATTCATGACCTAGACTAACTAGTAAATTTCCATAATCGGTGGTTCCCATGAGACCTTTAAATTCTGCTACTTGCTCAAGTGTTGCAATGTCTAAAACATGACATGCAGAATAATCTGACCCATCACCTCTAGCAACATCTGCAGCAACTAAATATCTTTTATTCGGATCTGGATATTCTCATATTCATAATCTTTCACTATAGCGCTTTTCAATTGGATCTATTACAAAATAATCTTCGATAATCTTCAATGTTTTCATATCAATAACTGTATTACCAGAAGATATAAAATCAGCATCACACTCCTGAGCAGCCATCTTTTCTCCAAGAGCAACAGTTTGTGCATCTCTTCATTTCTGATCTCTTTCTGGATGAACAGTTCAAGGAAGTCTAATGAAATTAAAATTATTTATACCAGCTTCAGCATCTGATCATGTTTTATGAAATCAATTTCCAACACCATTAGGAGTAGATAGTGCAATACATCTTCCTCCGGTAGCTAACGTTTGTTGTGTTGACGTCCAAATTTCGTCTACATGGGGAAGGAATGCACAGTTGTGACTGATAATACTATTTGTTAAGTATTTGTTTCCTTTTTCAACACCTAAGATATCGTATAGTTTGTTCTTAGATTTAGTATTGATAGTTTTATTAGTAACAGTTAGTTTGTTTATTATATCGCCAATATTAATATCTTTAATATATTTAAACTCACTACTTACTTGTATTTTATGATTCAAAGAGCCTTGTATGCTACTATCATCGCTAAATTTTAATGTAACTACACCTTCAATATTTTTTTCCATGATGCCTGAAAAATCACATCACTCTTCGCCGTTTCAAATTTCATAATCTGAGATGTTTTTAATTGAAAATTCTATATCACCTAGCTTATCTTTAATCATTTAAAAATTGTTTCATAGGACTTTTTAAACTTTGAAAGTAGCTATAGTCAATTTTATAAGCGTTGTCTTTAAATCAATTATTAGTTATTAATTGAAACTGATAATTATTTTTTATACATCAGGACTTTGCAGCTACAAACTTTAATTTATTTTTCTCATTATCGATATTGCTATTAGGTTTAACCTCATACAGTACTCTATTTTTTGAATCTTCAAAATCAACTATATAGCTATGCATCTCACCGTTATATTGATATGGAATACGAATATTTTCATAATTTAAATTTCTGTTTAATAATCAAAAAACAGTTTCTCAACTACTTCTAAAATTTTTTTTTGTTTTATTTTCTAGAACAATAACGTTATCTCAATGAGTTCAGCTATTAGTTATACACGGTGTAAATTCACCGTTTGCTATTTTTCTTTTCATAGTGGCAGAGATCTTTTTATGAGAATTTTTATAAACGTCTTTATATTTTTCTTTAAAAGCGCTACTTAAGTGAGTAATACTATTGCTTTTTGATATTTTTAACTTAGTCTCCTCACTGTGTCACGGTCTACCATTATTCTGTCTAGACTTAATTCTATTATCTATCTCTTTTTGAGTTTGCTTTCTTCCTGTGTTTTTTAATCGTATCTTTTCAATGATTTTTTGTTTTTTCTCATCACTATAGTTTGCTCAATGTGCTTTTTGTGCTTGCCGACACTTTTCTATTTTTCTAATTTTAACGCTTTCAGATAGTGCATTATTGACTTTTATTCCATTAATAGAAGAAAATTGACTAATACACTCCTTGCTCTTACATTTTTTTGATAGTCTCACTTCATTAGATAAATAATTTAATTTATTTTTTTTACAAAATGGACATAGCTGCGCTTTATCTCAGTCATTTTGAATATAAAATATTCTTTCTCTAAACGATACATTATAGCTATTTAAAAAGCTTGTTCCTTCAAGTATTGCATCATATACGTCTACAGTATTGTTTTTAGTATATCAATTTTTGTTACATGCTCAATGTATTAGTTTATTATTTTTGAAGATTATTTTAGTGATATCTTTATAGTTCATATTTTTTACTCCTTACTTATAAATATCACTTCTATGTAGCTTTTCAATATTTATTTTTTCTACTACACCAGTCTTTTTATTTCTAATCTTTATCTTTGTAGAGCTATCACAGCACTCATCAAGAATTAAAAGACTTAGTGCTTCTGAACGTCCAGCTTCTGGCGATGTAGCAATTGCTTTAATTTGTGAGCCGTTTACAAATCTTAAGCTCAATACATTATTTTCTACTGTCCTTACTCTTAATCATGATGGTAAGTTATCATACATAACTTTAACTTTAGTTACTATATTCTTTGCAACCTCTTGCTTAATTGCAATTATAAGAACATTTTTGTCTTCTTGAAATATCATTAACCATAAAGCATAGCCAGCAGTTAAAGTTGATATACCTAACTGCCTTGATTTAAGAATAATATTATAATCAAATTTTTGTAAATCAGTAAGTGTCTTTGCTTGAAAATCATATAAATCAAACTTTATTTTTCCACGAAGAGGATGCTGGATAAGACAGTAATTCTTCATGAAGTATACAGGATCTTCTGCACACTTTCGCTTTTCAAGTTTAATTATTTCTTTATAATCTATTTGTTCGTTCATGACTCTTTTATTTTTTATTTAATTCTTTTTAATACATTAATTAATTTTGGAATATCTGCCATATTAAATACTATTGAATTCATATTTCCATCATCGCTTTTCTGCACAATATTAAAATATTCAGGATGTTGATCGCTTACTTTAATAACAGTATCGTTCTCATCACCTATTGGTTTCCTTTTGACTTTTTCAGTTATGAGCTCTTCTTTGATTATTTGTATTAGTTTTTTCATCTTTTTATTTAACTATTATTTATTTTATTCAATTCCGCTTCAAGTTTCATTATGATTTTTACGTTATCATTAACATCACTATAGTATTTTTTAACAGCAGCTTCGTCGTTACTTTCAAAGACTTTTTTTGCGTATTTCTTAAATGAACTTTCACTAACTTTTTTTTGAAATTTTAAGTAGTGTTGATAAATTGCTTACCATGCTATGAACAAATTCTTTTTCTGTTGTATTAAACAGTTGCATTATATACTCTTCTTTAAGTAATTCTTCTCTAATAATTTCTCGTAATTCTCTTTTTTTCATCTTACTTTATTTCCTTTTTATTCAATTACATTCTTAACTACTCAAGAACTGCCAATTGCCATACTAAAACCTAAGATAAAATAGACGTCTTGGTCCATTTTCTCTCATCAAGTTTTTGGTTCTTTTTTATTTTCAAGTGCTGTTTTATATAATGCTATTTCTTTATCTTTATAATTTAGCTCTAGCGAATCTATTATTACTACTTGTTTATAATAAATCGATTGAGCTTCATATTGCTTAATTATCTCTATGTTCAACGAATCTGAATATTCTAGTTGTTTAATATGATTTGTAATGTTTAGTATTTCTTCTTCTGTGAATGGATAATATATAGGGTCAGCGATTAAGAATAAGAATGATAATAGGATTAATATTGTAATTAGCTTTTTCATTAGTTGCTTCAATTTTGTTTTTTTGTATAATTGGTTATCTTTTTTAATGCTGATTTTGAGACAATTGTATAGTTTGTGTCGTTGTTTCCGGAATATTTGGTATAATTTGGAACATTATACGAGCCATATCCAGCTTCTATTTTTTTTGTCTTTTTATTTATTAAAAAATAATCTGGATATTGTGGAGTTTCTCCTTTCTGAGATGCTAAAAATTCCTTAAATGTTCTTACTTCAAATGCAGCTTTTTTATTTGCATGAGGAAATGATTCTTTTAGTTTTTGTATTTCTTCTCTAATTATTTTCTTTAGTTCACTTTTTTTCATCTTACTTTATTCCTTTTCCATTTTAATTAATCTTGTATAATAATCAGGAATCTCTGCTAAATGATCTAATGCAATTCTTTTAGCTAGTAGCGGACAACTTGTATGTTCCATTTCTATCTTAATACCTGCTTTCAACTCTTCTTTATTTATATGTTGTGGTCCACTAGAATTATATGCACCTTGTGAAAATAAATCTGACATAATTGCGTATATTTCTGTTTCTAGTTTATGAGTGTCAATATTCATTTTCTTAGCGAGATTATGTATTTGATCATCATTAGGATTAAGAACTGTAGTAAAGAAGTCAATTAGTTTTTTACGAATTTCCATTCGATTAGCGTCATTAATTTCTTCTCGTATCAGTTGTCTAAGTATTGATTTCTTCATCTTGTTTTTCATCTTGTTTTAAACGCTTTTTCTTTTCTTCAGTTATCATTTTTTATTTCCCTATTCCTTTAAGATATTCAATTGCTTTATCAATTTCGGTTACTTCAGCAACTTTCATATTTTTTTTCCTATTGAGTTCATCTATTTTCATATTAGTTCCCTCAATATCTGCATCAAGTTCACCTTTGCTTTTTTCTAATTCTTTGATGTTATTTTCTATTTCTTCAATTTCATCAATTATTTTATCTACTTTTTTTTCTTTTGACTTTCTTGGGACAAAAATAAATGCAAGCGCTGCCAAAACTGCTGTAATTATTATTCATATAAACTTAAATATTTTTTTCATCTTTTCTATACTAAGCTCCCGTACCACTGCTCCATGATTTGACTAAAAGCATATACTTCATCATCACTCATTTTTCTTACTTCTTTTCTGGTTAAGGTTATAACCTTTGTCTTTAGATCTTTGGCTTTTGGATACTTGTCTTCAAGCTCGTACATTTCATTTCGAGATATTACTTCTCTAATTATTTTTCTTAGTTCTAACTTCTTCATATGTTTTATATCCTTTATTAATATACTTCTTTCTTGGTTGCTTCATAACCGGACTCAATCTACATTTTTCTGGTACTCAAGTTTGCTTAAAAAATTTATCACAAATAAGTTTCTCAACGAGAATATTATATATAGTTCAAGTTCATTTTGCTTCAACAGAAAAATTTGCATGAGATCCAAATGAGCCAAATCCGCCTTTAATATCAATATAAACTATTAGATTATTAAGTAGTTCAATATTTTTTAGTTTAGTGTTAAATTCTCTAATTTTATCTGTAAATCAAATTTTATAATCTGCAGTGTAGATATGAGGTCGTAGTACCGTTTCTTCAACATGCTTTACTTTAGTTTTTAGTTGAACTTCTTTAATAACTGTTACCTTATCAAACAGCTCAAAGGAATTAGGTTGATACTTTCATTTTTCAACATAACCTAATTCCTTTGCTTCTTCCAATCAATAAGTAAACGTTATTTCTTCTGCGGAATCAAACTTAGTGTCATTATATATAAACTTTTTTCGTGCCATTTACTTACCTCTAACTCTAATAAATTCAAAATTTGGATATAATTTTTCAATTTCTTTTTGTCTAACTATATCTTCCTTTTTTAATTTACCGTTTTTAAAATGATGCTTTTCATCATATTCAATAATTATTTTATTTTTAAAATCAATTGCGTCAACAAAATATCCGAGTTCTTTAATTTGATATTCGCCACCATTTTCTGCATGTTGTAGATTTCAATTATTTTCTTTATTTATCTGCTCAAATAAAATACATGCTTTAGAATTGTAGTTCGGAATGCATATTCCTTTTTTTCTTTTTATTTCTGCAATGCGAGCAACTCTACTTCTTTTTTTAATTTCTTCTGTTCTTACATATGTTATCTTTTTTGCAAAATTTGGATTTTTTCTATGGAACTCTAATCTAGATTTGCTAATTTTTTTCTTAGTTTCCTCTGAAAGCGTTTTTCCTTTATGAGAGTTGCTCATTTTTCTTTTAGTTTCTTCTGAGAATGGTTCTCTTTTTATGCCTTTATCTCAAGGCACATTACCTCTATTTGCTTCTGAAATTTTTCTTTTAGTTTCTTCTGCTCTTGGAATTCCTTTATTTCATACTACTCTTCCTTTTAGAGAAGCTTTCATATTTTCTATTCTTTCTTGAGAATGCTTTATTCCTTTTTTATTCGTTATCAATAAGATCTCTTATCTCATCAAAATATTTATCTGACATTGCTTTAAATATCTTTATACCCTCTTTACTTCCACTAGCAGAAAATAGCTTTCTAAGCATTAAGTATCCACCATCCATCTTATTTAGTGCCATATTTACCTTTGGATTGTCTCTAAACCTTTCTTGTCCAAATGGAGCCTCCTTCAAAGGCTTTGTAGTTATCACAGCACCTAATTCTTCTCTAATTATTTTTTTTAGTTCACTTTTTTTCATTTATTCTATAATCACTCTGCAAATGATTTCAACATTCTTGCCATAGTACTTTTGTCAAAGTTACGTTTTCCTTCGCTACCCATTAATTTATAGAGACTTAACATTTTTTGTGCTATAGTTTTGTCAACTTTCTTTCCCTGTACAAAATTAGAATCACCTTTAATAACTAATTTAAGTAGTTCTGATAATGTAAGTGTTTTGTTGTCTTTTTCGTTAATTACTTGTATTTCTTTTACTACTTCTACAATAATCTTTCTTAATTCTGTTCTTTTCATTGTTTTATAATTTTCCTTTTTTGTTTCCATAAATTTTTCCATTCTAAATGAAAGAATTTTTCTTCCATTTACAGTTGGTTGACCATGATCATCTGTACCAAATTTTTTGATGACTTCTTTTTTATTTTTTCATTTACCGGTAAATATTACATCGCCGATACTAACGTCTATTTTCATTTAGTTATTACTTACTTGAAAATTTACTTATTGCGTTTCCTGCTCCATAAATTAAAAATATCCATTTATTAAAATCCATTCACTGAGCTACGTCTGCTTTTCCGATTAATAGGAATGTAGTAATTGCTGCGAACAATACAACACTTCCAATCAATTTTCTACTTAACCAATTTACTTCTGAAAATTTCATAATTTTTTTTTATTTTCCTTCTTTTTTTATTTTATTTAAATACTCCTCTACTTCTTCTAAATTACCTTCATACTGTTTTTTAATTTGCTTAATTTTCTCAGGATTAATATCTCATTTTTCAATATCACCGCTGGAATTTTGTACAAATTCTATTTTATCTAGTACCAATAAGTATTCTTTTAGATACTTTTTTTGTGAATTCAAATATGAAACAATATTCTTTTCTATTATTTCTTTTGAATATTCTTTTCATTCTCCATTCTCAACTTTTAGTGAATGCTCTCTGGTTACACAATCAAGACATTTATTGTGAAAGTTTCACATTTTTTTGTCTAATTTTTTATTCATTAAATTACCACACTCTGGACAGAATAGTGGCATATTTGTTGTACTCATTTAATTTATTTTTCCTTTTCCTTTATAAAATCTAATGCTCCACTGATTAATTTAGGAATCAATGATTCTTTAATTTTATAAACAGAAAGAGCAACTTTCATTTTTTTTTCGGTATCTTTCTCTTGCTTAAAATCTTCACCAGATGATTTCTCTGCTTGCTTAAGTGCTTCAATATTATCTTTTCAATCTAGAAATTCTCAACCTAGCTGTAATGCTGTTTTTTTGATATCTTTAAGTCAAGCACTTGTTGCTGCTTTTCCTTTTAAATCTTTATAATTTGTAGGTGTTCTTTGTCCTACTACACCAGCGGGAAAATATGTTACACCAATTGTATGGCCACCATCAATATTATTTTCTATTCCATTTCCAATAATATAATCCATTATTTTTCAACCATGCATTAAAAATTTGTTTAGAGTATTTTTCTTGTAGTGATCAAACTTTTTATAATAAGTTGAAGGTCCATCATCTACATCTAAACCGGCAGTATCGCCTTTTGTAATTTCATTAATTAATTTTGAAACATCAATTGTAGAAAGAAAATGAGCATATAAATCTGGATGATTTTTCATATCTTTGTATTTATAATAATCCATAGCATCTTTCTTTTCTTTATCCGTCATATCTTTACCTTTTGAAATTATTTTATTAATCTGTTTATCTACAGGAGATAGCATGTGAGATACACCAGTGTCTTTTTTTGTTCTTTTAGCACTACCAGCATAGTTTCCTAGTGGTATTATTACAGATTTCCCTTCATATTTAGGACTATCTCAATAACCACTTTGAAATTTTTCTAAATATTTTCCGTTTTTATCTACTACTATTTCTATTTTTCATTTATTAAAATCTATCTTTATATCTAGTTTTCTTTCTTTTGCTTCTTTATTTAATTCTTTAATTCTTTGTGCCATCTTATTCTTTGGTGGATATTTTCAAAAAGTAATTATTTTATTTCTTGTTCAAAGTCTTCCAGAAAATTTAAATTCCTGCCTACCTTGTGGAACCTCATTATTATTGTTATAAGCATATCTTATTTCCTCATGCGTTCTTTTAGCATTACCGATATAGCATTTATTATCAGAAAAATTATCTCAACCAAACGGATACGCATCATCATAATTCCAGCGCATACGATCTTCTCCGGTTCTAATTTCATCCGGATTTTCTCTTAATAATAATTTTTTATTCGTTTTCAATTTATAATTCTAATTTTCCTTCGTTGATTAGGATTTTAATGCTTGGGAAATTACTTTTCCCATACTTCCTATGAAACTTTCAATGACAAGATGAACATAAGGTTATTCCATTTTCAAGTTTATATCTTAATGTTTTAAATCTACTAAATCCTCTAATATGATGTGCATTAAGTCTAACGTTTCTTCTTCTACATACTTTACACGTATAGTTGTCTCGTTTATAAACTGCTCTTCTTCATGTTATATATCTTCCATTTGTTCTTGCATGTTTTTCATGATTTCTTATTATTACTTCTTTAGGCGCTGTATTTAATTTTTCAATATTATTAATAATATTATTTAGCATATATAGTTTATTTTAAGTGCTTGTTGACATAGAAATTTCAGTTCCATTAAAATAACAATGCAAACCATCATCTTGCATTCATATCATTCCGTTTGCTTTTGAAAGACTGGTTGTTTCAGATGAGGGTGTCATTAATTTCAATACTCCCTGTCTATTTATCTCCATTACTGGAATACCAGATCCACTACATCAAATTTGCAGTGGTGCATTATATTCTTCAGATCCACTAACAACTAATGGAGATATTGAATTAGCTGTTGATCTAATTACAACTTGATTTTCAGAAGAGTCAACTATAAGATTAGCTGTATTATATTTTACATATTCTGATGAAGAGCTATAAGTAAAGTATTCTCCTGATGAGCTACCTATTGCAATATCACCAGATGAAGAAATAAACATACCAGCAAAGTCATCTATATCAGTATTTGTTGTTTTTCCAAATGCTATATATCCAAGTTTAGCAATTAATGATTCGTTACTCGAAAAGTACATACCTGGAATATAAAATGCGTCTTCAGTAACTGTTCATCCGCCGGAGCTGCCACCTGAATGCATAAAACTTGAACCGGTTGAAGTTATAATACGAGCATTAGAGCTAGTTGAATAATTTATACTTGCGCTATTTATTTCTACATCCTGTCCGGATATTTTAAAATTCTGAGTTTCTATTGAAGATGTACCTTCTAAAAAATAAATATATTCCTTAGTACTATCACCAATAGAAAAATCACCAGAGCCACTAAAATACATTCCATTAAACGTTGATAGATCATTTACAATTGAACCAAGAGAAATAAGACCACCACTTTGAGCAGATAAAGTGATCTCAGCAGTTGAAGATGTAAAATGAAAATCTTCAGGGTCTAATGACTTGACTTGATAAAAAGGTTTAAGTGGATTTGTATGCGTTACTGACATGACTTTAGCTAGTTATTTGATCTATAGCTTTACTCCCAAGCTTAGCATATTTTAATGCTTCTTTAAGATATTTTTCTACATATTTAAAATCTCTGTCAACTGTAGTTTTGCCAAACTCATTATCATATATTTTTTTTTGAATATCATTTTGAATTTGATACATATTTTCAATTGCATCAATTAACGGCTTCATAAAATTTTCACCATGATATTCTTTCAATAAGATACGTTTATTAATTATTTCTAATAGTTTCATAAATTAGTCTCAGTTACCATAGACATTAGAATTTTTTACAGCCGAATCATACATTTTTTTAAGTGCAGTATATAATTTATTTGCTTTTTTTCCATGTAAATCATCTACATATTTTTCTAATTTTCGTATGCTATCTCTAGTTAACTCTTTACCATAGAATAGTGCGCTTACTGCCATATCTGAAATTTCACCATTATAATTTTTAAAATCATTGGATACTTTAGTAATTGCTCTATCCGACATAGCTGCTCTTTTATCATAGCTCTTATAACTCTTACTTTGAAATTTCTTATAAAAGTCGCTATATTGTTTTAATAATTTGTTTCAGATTTTGTCGCTGTAATCATCAGCTTTTTTTTCTGCTATAGTAGAGTTATTTATAACAATACCGCATCCTCTTATAAGTTGCATTAAGCTTATTTTACTCATGTTTTTTTCTATTTTTCCTTTTTTATAATTTATTAAGTAATCTAATACTAATTCCAAATCCTAATCCATAATAATTTGCAGTAGTATCTTTAGGATTATACACTCCATATCCTCATTTTTCTGATGTTGCTGCTATTGGAAATATAACTATAGCCGGTAAATATGGTGCAATGTTTACTCCATATACTTGCAAGTCTAATTCAAGTCATTCGTTAATAATGAGATCTGTAAGGATATAGCTACTTGCATATAATGTAAAGTGCGCTCCCTTATCTCCTTCAATTCCTCAACCATTTGTAGATGCTATCATTGCTGAGGGAAATAGAATAATTGTGACAATAATGACAATTAGAAATAAAGTCTTATAATGCACTTCTATTAACCGTTCTATCAATTATTTTCTTTAAAAATTCCTTTGTTGTAGCTTTATTTATCTTACTTTTAGCATCCTTTCCTTTGTCACTAGAAGCATACATTACGAGTTTTGAAACAAATTTATCAATAGCTTTAATTGCTGCTTTCACATCATTATGCATATCTCTACTGTTTCACATTACTTCTTCTATAGCATCATTTGAAAATACTCCGCTTTCTTCAATTATTATTTCTTTGATTAATTCTTTTAGTTTTACTTTTTTCATCTTAATTTTTTTTTAATTCCCCTTCTATAATAAATATAGTTCAATAGCAGTTAATTTTTAAGTAAATGTTCCTATTAACTTATTACCATATTTTTTACTTATTACTGGATATTTTATTTGATTGCCTTGAAAAGTTACCTTACGCACAGTTAATGTTGGAATATAGCTTTCACTAATTTCATTTTCTCCACCGTAAATATATAATTTTATAGTTTGGTCAGATGGAGATTGAAAGCTTGAGGTTGTTATAGTTTGTCAATCGTTTGAAGTACTTCCACTAACCACAAATGAAGTAAATCCAGAGCCAGAGCAATAGACATACGGCAACTCAAAGCTTCCAGAATAATTATGAGAACATAAAATTTCAAATTCTATATTTTCATTTGTAACAACATCTTTATTAATTACAAATGATTCACTTTCAATTAATTTTCAATTTTTTTCATATGGAGTTATTACAGGAACATTAATCGGTCCATCTCCATTAACTGTGTATTCAGTTAATGTAATTGCTGGTGTAAATCCACCCTCCAAACTTCCACTGTCATCACTCAAAGCACCATCAGTATCAATACTATAAGTTACCAGAGTAGCCACTGAATCAAGTTCATCTGTGCAATCGCTGAGATCATCACCTGCTTCATAAGTTAATGTAATTATAATTGTGCTACCCTCTACAACCGTTATCCCTCGTGTTCCACCCACTACAAATACAATCTGGATATTATTACCATCTTCACCGGAAGTCGCTGCCGTGATTGTTATTTCACCACCAGATGGTAAGGTTATTGTCTTAGCCGCTGCTATATTGTCATTATCCCCACCTTGAATTAATAGCTTTACAGTCTGATCAATCAGTGAAGTGAGATTACCTGATTCCATTAACGTTTGCTGATTATTATTGTCTGCTGTATAATGCTCTGTGTCGGTTTCGGTTAATTTAGTTACTTTCAATTCTGATATATTGCCATCTTCATCTTCTACGAGTTCAAATCGGTTGTCAGTGATTGCCAGTGCTTTCAATTCGTCATAGGTTTTTGCTACGTAACCTTGTAATATTATTTTTGTTTCTGCTCCATTATGCCAGTTTCCGGCAGGGTGGTTTACTCCGCTTGCTTGTGATGGGTTCCCATTTGCCAGATAAGGGTAATGCTTCCCTGCATAATCAGTAAATCCATTTATCAAATTATAATGATAATTATCAAATACCTCTCCGCTTTCAACGGTAACTCTTGATACAGGAGATAATTTGGTATTATCCTTTAAATCTATAAGTTGATTACTGTCAGGATAAGGATATAAATAAAAGGCAAGACTATCCATATCACTTGGTTTAGTCATTCCAAAAGATTTTATTTCATCTAATGTAAGAACTTTATTAAATCCAGCCATACAGGCAATATATCCTCCAAAATTATCTTTCCATGAATTATTATGCCATCTACCCAGATAAGCACTGGTTGTCTGTGCTGAATATGGAATTGCAATCGTTGTATATGTATCATAAAGGACATCATCAAAATAAATCTTTGTGGTTGTTCCTTCTATCACTATCGCAACTTTATACCAAGTATCAAAAGCAAGCGTTTTTGCTGTAATCCATCCCTGCCTTTGCCCGTAATCGAACATTAATGCTATTCTTCCAGCGTTAAGATAAACGGTAAGCTTATCTTTATATGATGTCAAGCCCGCCCCACTAAGAGAAAAAAACATTTGATATGTGTGGGCTAAATCTTGACGATTAATATAAAAAACTACACTGAAATTTTCGGATAAGTCATATTTAGAAGCAGTTCCTAAATTATACCCTGCATCGTAATACTGCCCTACCTCAAAATCAAAATAGGGTATGTCTAAAGTTGTTAGGGCAGCATCATTGCCTTCCCCTGAATAATCGATCAATTCCCCATCGCCATTATAAGCGGCAGACCCAGCCTTAAAAAGCCACTGTTGAGCAATATTAAACTGCCCAGTGATCATCATTTTAGCCTGATTACTACCAATAAAATAATTATGTTGTAATTTAGATAAAGCGGTAATGTCTTGGTCTGCTACAACCTTTTTGTTTAGAATTAGTTTTTCGTTATTATTTAATGTTACTGACATTTATCTTATCCTTCTCCGTCACAGTATGCGGATATATTTGCCCCATAACCAAGTGTCCTTGTCCCACCAGCACTTGCCCTTATTGTAGTTCCCGCGGCAGTAAACCATATCCCTATTCCACCAATATAATATCTTGAATCTCCAATCGAAAATATTCCATCATTCGAACTTCCCGACAAAACTGCATCAAACTCGATTGTATATTCATCAACCCCAACAATATATCCATAAATGGCATTCACCGAATATGCTTGATTGGCTGCGTTACCATATAGACAATTACTATTCGCCAACAAAGCATTATTCCCATTACCACTATAATCAATCACACTTCCAGTAGAATCATAAGTAGGAGAACCATCTTTAAATAACCATTGATTAGCAATATTAAATTTACCACTAATCATCATTTTACCTTGACTACTTGAAACTGGATAATTATGTTGAACGATTGATTCAACTTCAATTACTTCATTGCTTACAACTTCTTTGTTTAGAATTGCTGTTTCATTTTCGAGTAGTTTTCAATTCTTTTCGTATGGATTGATATTCGCCATTTATAATTTTTATTTCCCATTTACTTTAGATATATTTGCTACTTCAATACCCATTAATTTTGATACGTTTGTTAAATCTAATGTTTTCATAATCTATTTTTATCCTTTTTCCTCAAATTTTACTCTACTAACTCAACTTGATGCAAATATTTCTTGTGTCTCATTTTTTTCCATTATATCAATATAACGATAGCCTTTCATACAAATGTATCAAATTTTAATTTCATGTCATTTATTAGAATAATTACTATTAACAGTTTGTGTAATCCTAATTGTCTTACTTCCAATTATCCCATCAACTTTTAAGTCTTCTCATAGCTTCTCTTTAATATTTGCTACATTTAATGCTCTTTGAGTAAATTCAATTGCTTTATAAATTCCCATATTAACAGCAACATCATAAATCATTTTTGCCAAATCTAATGGAATTTCATTAAGTCTAAGATTATTTCAAAACGCGTTGTAGTAAAATAGTTTTACTTCATCATCTAATTTAGCAAATCTCTGATTTCATTTTGGTGTTCCAAATCTTGTTTTCCACCAGTCAATATGTTTCCAGCCTTTTCAATCTTGATGAAATTTTCTTGCTATTCCACAATATGTTTCTCCGCCTTTATCGTCTGGATTGTTTGCGTAATACCCTTCTATTTGTGCTGTTTTATTATATGCTTCTTCAAAGTTTCTTGTCATATTTAGTTTATTTATTATCCTTATCGTAGTCTGCTCAAGTAACTTTTTTACCATCTTTTGTAATTTCTTTTATATAATCTGGACCATCACCATCAAAGCAGAACTCTTTTTTATATTCTGATGTTTCAGGATCAACTATTATTTCAAATGAATGCCCTCCATTTCCATTTTCAGTAATGTATGAAATTAGTTTTATTAAATTTCCATCTACGTCTCTTGTTTTTATTTCAATGGTTGAAATGTCTTCGTCTTTCTCTTCTTTAATTAAATTCATTAATTTTATCATCTATTTTCTACTCTCTATTTTCTACTCCTCTATTTTAAAATCATATTCTTCTTTATTTTTTAACCAAATTAATTTATCACTAATTTGAACTCTCATCATATGTATATTTTCGTTAGTACAATACTTTACTATCTTTAAGCATTCTTTCATATCTTCAAATTCTATAAAAACAGAATCAGTAATTTTGCATTTATAACTAAAAGGAAATTCTGCTGATTTTGAAGCTCTAAATAGTTTGTCTGCTAATAGATAGGATTTTTCATCTACTATTAGGTAATCAGGAATCATACCTTCATAATTTCTTATCATTGTTTTTTCGCCTGCATCGTGTATACTTACGCCTTCAAAATCACATCCTGCTGTAGTCATCATCATTTTTTTATCTCCCTATACTATCTATTCAAAATTTATGATACAGGCTTAAATCTGTATCTTCAACTAAATAATTATATGTGTTGACACTTCCTATTGATATACTAGCATTATCTACTAATGAGCTGCTAACGTAATCAAAAGCTGTACCTGTATCAACACTACTACTGCATTTTCTAATATCAACGCTTCCAATTAATCTATTCTCTGGAACTTCAAATATTAATTCATATCCCTTATATATTTGCTTTGGTTCACTCACAAATGTAATATCTGGTAAAGTAATTGCTGTTAGTATTGACGATGTAGCACTATCAACATAATCAATTACTCCTATCGATCTAATGTAATATGAAGATGATTCGTTAATCTTTTCAAAATTTGAATCGTAATACGATAACTCAACACCGCCAGAGATACTACTATTATTTTGAATTTTGTTCAATAAATATCAATCGTCAGTTTCAGTTTGTCTATTTCAAAGTTCATAATATATTACATTCTCTTCATCTGCAGCAGGAATTGTTAAATCAACTTTTATGTCATAACCGACTATTGATGTAGTTATTGACGCTGTTGGTAAGGTTGCTTGAACTAAATTTGCTGTTGATAATATACCACTACCGATTGCTGGTCCTTCAATATCAACATTATATTTATAAAGTTCGAACGGTGCAATAACATTTGAGTTATTATAAAATTCAAATTTAAAATTACAATTTGCTTGATTAATTCATTCAGGTATAGGAGTCATATATCTATATGATGTTGGCGAGAATCCTTTAATTTGATTAAAGTTTATTTGTAAGTTTGAAATGTATCATTCACCACTTTCAATTAGCAACACAACTTGACCTTGACCGGTATTATCTGCTTCAAATGGAATTAAATAGTTATCATAGTCAGTAGTTCCAATATTACCATTTTTATTTTCTCATATACATTTACCAAGACTATGACCATCAGAATTACCAAATGCACTACCACTTAAATATATTTTTAATTTAGCTCTATTTAATTCATTAATCTTTTCTCCATCAAAATATTCTTTATTTTTTTGAATAGAGTATCCTGAAAATTCAAGACTATAAATATTAACTTCGCTTTCATTATATGTATAACTTAAAGATTTGCTTTCATTAATTATTTTTATTTCATTACTTAGCGATATTGGATTTTCACTACATGAAATGTGTATAGAATCGATATGATAGTTAGATGACATTTCATAGGATCAATTTGTTTCTGCAGAAGATGTTGCTCATCAAGACTCAAATCATTCTTTATTATAGAAGTAACCAATATGATTGTTATAAATAGATTCGCTATCGATTAAGAGATCTTTACTTTTTATTGCGGTGTCATTAATTAGCTCATATTCAATTTCGTCAGATACTTGACTGTTTTTAATATATGTCTTTATTCTAGATATTTGTCCTGAAAATATGCCTATGTTTGTTAATTCAATGTTTGCAAAAGATTGACTACTTCCAGTTGCTGCAGATTGTGAAACAGATGATGCATAAGACATTGTATAAGAAATGTCACCACTACTTTGAAATCCACTAATCTTTATTTTATTATTTGTTTTAGTATAATATGGTTGATTAAGTTGAGCAGTACTATTACTCAAAACTCTACTAATTATATAATCTCTATTAATAGCACCACTAATGCTTGAGCTAATTATAATTGAAGCATTTTTCATTTCTCTAATCATAGAGTCATTATTAAACGTAAGATAGTATTTGGAATCGTCACCGTAATATCCTGAAAAGTTGCCGCTTCCAGAAGTAGTAATTATTTTAGATGCATTATCTTTATATGATATTACTCCTTGCTTCTTACTTTGATTTTCTGTTATTGTGACACTCGGAATATTATAAAACCTTATAGTTTGATTATTTGACTTACTCTTGTCTACTATTATTTGTTTGGTTAAAAGTATATTAGGCCTATCTTTTCACTCTTTAGGGACGTTCTTTAATCTACCCAATATTGCTATAGTATAATTACCGTTATCGTTTTCTGGATATACAGAAATAGAGACACGTCGTCTACCATCCTCAACATAGTTGGGAATATCGGTATAGAGCGTGTCTCCAATATCGTTGCTAATTTCAATTGAAATGTTTGAGCCTACAACGAATAGTTCTGGATTGGATATATCAATTATGAAGCTACTTTTACCTAAGGTAATAGTCTCTTCAAGGTCTCTAACTACAAAATACTCTTCAGTATTTGAATCATTAATGTATACACTAGCGTTTTTGTAATTATCGTTTATATCTATATATCTTCTTGGTATATCAAATGCCATAGTTATTTTTTTTTAATAATCTACTCCTTATTATTGTATTAATAAATATTGCAAGTAAGCGTAAATAATTAAACTATTTTTTAAGTCCTGTATTATCAATCTTACTAAATCCATCATGTTGCTCTATTTCTATGGAGTAATCTACCGAGCTTTTTAGCGTATCTAAATGAGATATAATGATAATAAAGTCAAATTGGGTCTTTAAGTACTCTAATATAACGCCAACGTTTGATATATTTTCAGTATCAAAGCTCCCAAAACCTTCATCAATTGCAATGAAGTTTGGTTTAGCAAGATTAGATATTTTAGTTAATGCTATTCTTATTGCTAATGATGAAATAAACTTTTCAAATCCAGATGATAGTTCAATTGCTCAAAATGAATCAGTTGCATATGCAATTTTTAAATTAATATTCTTTCCATCTAATTCAAATACAATAGAAAAGTCTGTCATCAATGATAAGATATTATTAGCTTCTTCTTCTAGTATAGGAATTACTTGAGTTATTAACATATAAGGAATTCCATTTTTAGAAATTGCTAAACTATAATATTGAAGTAGTTTTAATTCTTCTTTTATTTTATTAGCATTTATAATTTGCTCTTCATATCTCTTTTTATCATGTTCAAAGACAGAAATATTTGAACTATAAGATTTTATATTACTTTGAGAAATATTAATTAATTTTTTAACTCTATCAATATCTATTTTAAGATTTAATATCTTATTTTCAACAATTATATTCCAATTAATACTCTCCTGATTCTCACTATATGTTGTGACTATTTTCTCAAGTCCGTTAATATACGTTTCTTTTATTTCGAGCTTCTCTTTTTCTGCATATCTACTAATCTTAAGATGGCTTAATTGTTTATCTAATTTCTTAAGCTTCTCTTTTTTACCTTCATATTCATTTATTTCATTCGCATATTCTTTAATGCTTAGTAGCTCTTCTTTATAATCAGATTCTTTGCTTTGTAGAATCTTAAGTGTTTTTTTATCTTCTTCAATTTGATTCTTAGTTTCTATTGCATCTTTTACAAATATATTATTCATGCAAAAACCACAGTTTGGATCATATTCTAAGTCTTTTAACTTCTTAACCTTTTCAAGTTTTAAGTCTAATTTTTTAGTAAATACTTCTGCATCTAATCTTGAAACATTATACTTATCCATTAAAAGCTCAACAGTAGTTTTCTTATGTGCTACATCATGTTCGTTTTCGGACAAAAATTTTTCTAATAAAGCGATCTTAGCTTCTGTTTCGACAATTTCCTTTTCAAGTGATATAACAGAATTCATTAAACTTTTTTTTGTATCATGTTGAGTATTTTCTGTTGAATGGTAGGCTTTTATTTTTTCTTTATAATTATCGATTTCTGTAGCAACATTACTTTCTATGCCAGAATTTGCTTTTATACTTTTTGTTTGCTTAATAACTTCTGTATTAAATTCATCATATTCAGTTTTAAATTTCTTAAGTTCCTCTTCTTCATCACGTAACTTTTCTGTATACTCTTTAAGATTATTGTTTGCTTCATATAACTTATCTTCAGCATTCTCATAGCTATAGACTTTTATTTCTGCTTTAATTGCTTTAACTTTATCTGCAGTATAACTATGTAATTGTTCATATATATCCATCTTTAGCAATTGAGAAAGAAATTCTTTTCTTTCACTTTGTTTCATATCAATGAAACCAGCTCCAGAGTTTTGAAGAGAAGTAGATGTTAATACAAAATCTTCAAGTTCACCAATTAAACCTCTTATCCTTTTAGCAGTTTGTTTTCTTTGAGCTTCATTAAGTAATTCTATTACACCACTTTCTTCCTTTCAAAAATCAATATCAACTTTAACAATATCATTAGTCTCAGATCTCTTAGAGCCTTTCTTTTCAATATAATAATCAACTCCATTTATCTCAAAGTTAACTTTACTATGAAAGGTTTCTTTCTTATTGTTAAGAATATCTGCACCTTTGTTTGCTCTATGACTCTTATCAAATAGAGTAAATAATAAGATATCTAGTAATGCTGACTTCCCACTATGATTTTTACCAAATATACCAATAACATCTTTAAAGTCAAAAAACTCAATTACGTTATCTTCTCCATAAGAGAACATATTACTAAATTCTAATTTTTTTAGTTTTCAATTATGCGACTGACTATTAACGGAGATTTCTAATGCATCAGTATTAACCTCTTCGTTTAGTTTTAACACTTCTTTGATATCTTCTTCACTAATATGTTCCACATCCGGATCATCATTTAATTTTTCAAAGAATTGATTAAGTAATAAGTTTTGATAATCTATTGATTTAATATTCTCTAAAAAATTATTATCAATTAGCTTATTTGCTGTATTGCTATTCGAAATATTATTTCAATTTAAAACTACTTCTGAAAGTCCATATTTTTCTCTTAGCTCTTCAATAAGCTGACCTGCTTTAGTATGAGTCGTATCTTTAATATGAATTCTAACTCGAGAACTTTTTGGAAAGTGATTAGGAAGCTTTGAGGTTTCTAGTTCTCCGTCATTTATATATAAGTTTAGATATGCGTAGTCATTAGGTACATATATTTCTTTTGCTGTTAGAGTTTCAAGATTTCAAATAAAATAACCTCTATTAAGTTCTGTTTCGCCATAGTTTTGAGCTATTAATGATCCTGGATAGCCCACTGTCTTTTCTTTATTTAAAAATTGATGCGGAGTATGAATATCACCTAGCAATACGAGATCATATCCTTTAAAAGACTCAACGTTAAATCTACCGGTTAAAGTATACTTAGCTTCTGTCTTAGCACCTGAAACTACTCCATGATATAATGCAATCTTAACTTTATTCTTATCAAGTGTTTTAATATCAGGAATTACCTTATCAAATACACTAGCTAATCCAAATTGAATGTTATCATTGAAGTCATATACTCCTGTGTCCTTAAAGTAATAAAGATTATCTAAATTAAGAGCATTAACAATTGGAGTAAGAGCATCTAATCGAGAATTGTTTGATAAGTTTCCATCATGATTTCCTGCAATTAGCACTACTGGTAGAATATTACATAAGTTAACTAGAAGATCAGAAGCTAAACTAACAGCTTCTGGAGACAAGTCTGTTTTGGAATGTAATATATCTCCAGCTAGTAATATAATTGAATCATCAGGATGTAACGTTGTATCTTCTTTTAGCTGTGTATATAGCTTCTCAAACACTTCTTTGTATTCTTTATGTCTTTGTAATAGGCGAATATGAATATCAGCTAAATGAACGATATTTTTGATCATAAACTTTTTCCTTTCTTTTTTTTTATATACTCATTGCCATTAATGTAAACTGATTAATTGGCCGAGCTTGTTTAATTGTTTCTCACATTTTATGATATCCTATACTACTAGGATCGTCTCCTACAGACATCTCAATAATATAGACATTCTCTATCCCATTTTTTATAAAATGCCAAGCGATTTTAATTGCATCGTTTAGAGCATCCGAGTCCAAACAAACATATATATGATCTGGTCTATATTCGGATATTCTTTCTCTTAATAATTTAGGAAGTGACTTTCCAAATAAAGGTATTACATTATGCTTAATTGCAATTGCGTCAAATACACCTTCTACTAATATTATTGGGTTTTTTCAATCTATATAAGAATCAAAACCAACAATGTTTTTACTTATCGTAGGGTTCTTATATTTGAATGGATTTTCATTTGCCGAGCGACCAACAAAATAATTTAGTGTATGTTTGTTGTCATATGATGGTATTATTATTCGTTCTCTAAAAGGTCCATCTTCGCAATATCCAATGTTAAATTTAATAACATCATCTATTGAAATGTTTCTACTATTTAAATATTTCATTGCCCTCTTATACTCAGGTTGAGGAGATGAAAATTGTAATGATTTAAATTCTTTGGGAAGCTCTACAACTTCGATCATACCAAAATCTTTATTCGTAGTGTTTTTATTTTTGTCCGGAGTAATTGTTTTTAGTTCATCATAATATGCTTTATTAGTTACCCTTACTTTTTTAAATAATTGGTACATGTCACTACCTTTTGCGTCACATATTCAACAATGCCATTTGTGAGATATCAAATTAATTGCCAGTTTCTTTTTATGATGATCGCAAAAAGGACAGTGAAAAGACACTTCATCTTGTCGATTAGGTGAAGTGCTTTTTCCAAAAATTTTAATTAATAAGTTGTTTAGTTGCTTTATCTTATCCATTGTTTTGCGTATCTAACGCTGTCTTAACACCTGATGCTGTCATAAGTACTTGTTTTCCCTTATTTACATTTTCTACAAGTATTGGATACTTTCTCCGATTAGGTAAAAGTCCCATAATTTTATAAGTACTTCCCTGTGAGACAAAATACTTACCAAAGTCACTTCTCTTTAGTCCATAAGATTCGCATTTATTAAAAAAATTAATTTCTTCAATGGGAGCTATTTTACCGTTATCTTTGATATTTTCATCTTTAATTGTGTGTATATCAATGCTTACTTTAACTTCATCATTATTGTAGCGCATTTTATTAATGCCAAATTTAATACCAAATTTTGACTCTATTCTGCCTAATGCCATTTCCATTTCTCTTCTTATTGTGTCGCATTCTTGTCCGTTAAAACTTTCTATCTTCTTCATTTTTAATAACCTCCAAGTTATTCTTTTTAAATCTACAATTATAATATAAGAAAATTACAAAAAATAGTAACTTATAAGTTTATATTTCGCAATCTATATTTTCTATAATCTTTCTACAGGCTATTAATACTTTTGTTATATTAAATATTGTTACGTTATCTCTACCAAAATCTCCATTATAAGATGTCCTTATAAGGTTTAATGTATCGTTCTTTTTTAAATAACGAAGAGTATATTTCTCTAGCGTGATTTCAGCCATTGCTTCATCGTGTTTATTACTACTTGATATAAAATGATAATACGTCACTTCTTTTTCATCATCAGTTAGTTTTATATTTAGAGCAAGTTCCATTATTTTTATTGCGTTTCTTTTTTCTTTAAACACTTTACTTTACCTTTATCCTTAATAAATGAGTTTCTTTCTTACCGTCATAATACGAATGCTTTATAGTAGTTAAAATATTTGTCCATTCTTTAAACTCATCCTTTGGCGAGCTGCCAATATACTTAAATAGCTTTTCATCTTTACTTTCATAGGTGACACAATAAGTAAGTCCATATTGAGTTTCAAAATTGAATCTTTCAATTTCTTTTAATTCCAAGTTAACCTTTTCGCCGCTTTTATAATGATGTCCTGATTCGAGCTTTTCAATATGTGTTTTTTTTACTCTGTAAGAAAATTCTCTGTCGGTTAAAAACTCACCATTGTATTCATGAATACTAACTCCTAATTCTCGAAGTCTATCAAATGCCATTCCTTTTCTTTCTGGCGTTACTTCTTGTTTCATTGCACGAGTAAGTTGCCATTCATCAACTGACTCTCTTATTTTAGTTCCTTTCAAAAGTCCAAAAGAAAATTCGTCTTCTGCAACTACTATCTCTTCTGTGATTCTACTAAATGAAGTTGATCCTCGTACACTTAGATCAACTGTAAACTCACCGGAAATCTTCTTCTTTGCCTCTTCAAGACTCATACTTAAATTTTGAATGTAGACGTAGTTGCATCTACCCTCTACATTTGCTGCAGCCCAAAGGGTGTAATATTTGTTAGCAAATCCTATAACATTCATTTTTAATTAACCTCCATTAATTAATTCTTATAATTATAATATAAGTAAAAACAAAAAAAAAGTAACAATTTTTTATAATTGCTACTTAATTTGTTTAAGCTTGTTTAAATTATAGATCCCATTGTATTATAAATGTAAGCTCTTCATTTTTCTTATTCTGTATTGGTGATGCTAATTTCCCTATTGCTAGCAATTCATAGTCATTATTGTATAACCCAATTGTTGTAATATATGGATCTCAATTTTCATCATATAATACTTTATTATCTGGAAGAGAAAATATATTTTCAAGTGTCTCTTCTGCAGCAACTGTAAATTCTAAATCACCAAATGTTATTAATGACAATGCTGGTATTACAATCATTGATACTCTTGATGACGTAGACACTGAACTTGTATATGCAGTACGATTTGTAGTCATACAAAATTCATTTTCTTTAATATTGCATATAGCTTCATGTTCATATATTATATGTGAACCTCTTAGTTTCAATTCTCAATTACTTCCTGAATTAAAATTAGTTCCACAATAAGATGCTGTATGAGTTAAAATAATATTACCTTGCTCATAAAAAACATTTCCAATTATCCCTTCATCGATATTTTCATAATCATATAGATTACCATGGCCGTCATCATGAATATCTCAAGAGCTACCAGACGTTAGTTCAACAGATCTAGGCTCTATTCTATCTCCAATAATTTGTTGAGGAATACTAAATAATCATAAACTATTAGCTAGGTTTAAACTTGTTAATGTATCATAAGCTGAGTAGTTATTATAGTCACCGTTTTCATATCTATAATATAATGTATTAACTAAGTTGTAAATACTATTTTTACTAGCACTATCTGCGTTAATACCTATTGAATCTTTTATACCCTCAGATACTTGTATTCCTCAGCTTCCACTAACATAGTCAGTATAGCTACTTGAATCAAATGTTCACTCCTTATTCGTTATAAATGGAGTGATATTATAATCATCTGGAGAAATATCTTTGAAAATTTGCATTTAGTGTTTTTTATTTACCTGGCTGCTCTTCAATTTTGTATTGAGATCTACTACCTAATGGTTTTGATTTTTGTTTTTTAATATAGTCTTTTGCTTCATCTTCGTCATAATAGTACTGTGAAATTACTCAATCTTTTTTTGCTGCATCAATTGCTTTGATTCCGGTATTTTTTACAACTTTTCGCCAAACAATAAAAATACTTTCGCTCTCCTCTTCTTTTAGCTTCTTTTTACTTGTTTTCTTTTTCTTACCTTTTGCACTACGACCTGCGTCTCGGATATTAGATCCTTCAGAATCGCTTGTTGCTTCGTCGAATACTTCTCTAATTATTTTTCTTAATTCTGATTTTTTCATAATTCTTTATTTTCCTTTAATAATCTATTTTCACCTTAATTAATACTTCTCTTTCAAATGACTTCAATACAGGTCTATTTAATTTTGCAATAGCAAGTAAATTATTACTATCATCATAAAGACCAACTGAAGTGATATATGTCTTAGGATCATTATACATTTCTGAATATTTAAGAACACCATAAGAGCCAGTTTGTCAAGTAGGATTATTCGAGAAATTATATCTCTTATTTTTAGCTCTAACGAAATAATGTGTAGATGATACCTCTTCTTGATTTCTTATTACAGAATAGGTTGCTTCGGATATAGAAGCTGAAATTGCACGAAATACTTCATGATTACTTTGTGAATAATGTGGAGAACCAAGTCCACCAGCATCTATTGACGCGCTTGTATAGAGCGCATTATTATCTAAAACAATTATTCCCATATCATTATAGACAATGCCATATTGATAAGCACTCGCTGTTGCAACATTGTTTGTGAAAGATCCGCTATAAACATAATAAGAAGTTCCTATACCAAAATTTGTCGTTGGTAGTGTAGGTGATGTATCTTTACTATTATCAACAAGCGTTATACCCGAACTCCCACTAAGGCAAAGACACCAGGTTCCAGGATTAATTCCTTCTTTAGTTCTTTCACGCTTAAAATTAATTATTGTAATATTATTTGTACTTCCGGATGGTAAAGCAAATGATGATGTATTTTCTGGAAGAAGAGTTGATACGTATTGATTATATGTCGCATAAGCTGGATCATAAGTTGTTCAATAAGTTGTTCCACCAGAATATGCAGATGAT